GTTGATATGCCAATAAGACCAATGCTCATGTTAGCCACATCAATTGTTAAGTCTGAAGATTGTCCTACAATGGTGCTACTGTTGCGACCAACCACGGTGTTTACAAAGTTACCTACAGTGACGTACACCTTCATGCCTACAGTGGGCGTTGGAAGCGTTAGCGTTACGCCAGCAGTGCCAACGTAATGATGCGTGTTAGCTGTTGCATTGCCGTTGCTGCTTACCGTTGCCGTAGGAATACCAGCGGCTATAGTAGATGCTAAAGCAGCCGTACCTACAGCACCATCTGCAATCGCGGCAGAACCAACAGCATCATCAGCTATCAACGCAGCCGTGACAGCGTCGTCTGTAACCCCCGTTGTCTTTATCGTAGTTAGAGGCATCTTATTCTCCTAAAGTCGGTCGCGTATCTGGGAAGTCGTCAGTAGCAGGCCAGTCACGCAATGCAGTCCTGTAGGTCAGGATGTTGTCACGGTTCGGCCAGTCAGATATCTCTGCTGCTCTATCTGTAGCATCTAACTCACCATTGCGCCATGTACGCCCAGCTTCTTCTGCTGTAGGTTCTACAGGTGTAGGTGCTACCCAAAGCGAATAGTGTTCAAAATTGGCTTCAACAAACTCAGCGTCAGCAGTGATGGTGTTTGTTATGTTTCCATCAGCATCTTTAATATTGTATTTCATTTCATATCTCCTTATGGGATGTACTGGATAACAACAAGACCTTCACCGCCTTCACCACCTAAAGATGATGAGATGTGGCCCCTGTTTTCGCCTGCACCCCCACCGCCACCAATGCCTCCAGCACCGCCTTGCACCAGCATCTCACTGCCTGTATTAAATAAAACACCGCCTCCGCCTGATAGTGGGCCGCCATTGACAGCGTCATAAGGTACTGTGCCACTAGTCTTTCTAATACAGCGCCCAGCTATGCCGCCAGCTATTTGACCTATTGTAGATGACCACAAGTCTCCAATAATGTCACATTCTCCCGCTGTGGGAATGTCTGAATTACCAACAGTACCTGCTTGCCCTGTCCCTGTAAGCCCCACTGCGCCACCGCCAGCACCACCGTATACGCCCCAAGCAACCCCCCCTGCACCACCTGTGTTATTTACATCCCCATTTGAGGCTGTGCCTCCTGATGCGGCCGATGCGCCATTAGAACCTGCCGCCCCTGCACCCCCGTTAGCCGTTAGAGTAGCCGACAACCCAGTGCCTGCTACAGTTGAGTTTCCTCCAGTGCCTCCTTGACCACTATTACCTCTGCCGTTTGCACCGCCAGCGCCACTTGCTCCAACGACAACTGTAAAAGAGCCAGAGGTAGTTACAGCTAAAGAGTTTTTTCTGCAATAGCCACCAGCAGCACCACTAGTCGTATAAGAATCCCAACCACGGCCACCACCACCAGCGCCAATGACATGAATCATTATGTTGCCGTCCTGTGGTGGAACCCATGTCTGGGATTTGCTTAAAAATATTGTAGGGAATGACGCAGAGCCACCCCCGCCTAATTTAATAGCCATTTAAAGCTCCTTCCATCCGATTGTTGAATCAACGTACACAAGAGTTGCACCAGCGTCTGTCGCCAGTGAGCCGTTATCTGCCGTTGAATTAATGTTTGAGCCATTACGCCCCACGGTTACAACACCTGCACCAGCGTTTTTTATAAATACTACGTTCCCTGCTGCGGGACTTGCGGGCAGTGTAATCGTTCTAGCACTTGCGCTGTTTACGATTATCTGATCGCGTGTAACTGCGGTGTAGTCTGCTGTCTTTATTAAAAAGTTGTTGAATGCTCCGCCTACGCCTGCGCCTAACTTGGCAGAGGTAATAGTACCATCAAGAATAGCTACGGCTGTAACAGAGTTATCTGCAAGCAGCGTACTACTTACTTTAGTTACTGACATATTATTCTCCTAACTCCGGCTTAGTTGCAGGGAATGCATCTGTAGAGGGCCAATCCCGCAAAGCTGTACGGTAGGTCATGTAAGCTGCACGTTGTGGATGGTCTGACAGAGGGACTATGTAGTCTGAAGAGGATAGTTCCATATCACGCCACATGCGGCCAGCTTCTGCTACTGTAGGCTCTGCTGATGTAGGCTCAACATACAGTTCATAGTGTTCAAAGTTAGCTTCAACAAACTCAGCACTAGCTTTTATAGTGTTTGTGACGTTTCCGTCAGCATCTTTAATTTTGTATTTCATTTTTCTCTCCTTATGCTGGTAGGTATTGGATAATTACGATGCCGTCACCACCAGTACCGCCAAAAGCAGAATTAGTGTTGCTAGTTTTGTAGCCCATTCCCCCGCCACCTCCTACGCCACCGTCACCGCCCCAACTTTGGTACGCAGCGCCTCCTCCCCAAGCTGAGCCACCGCCAGCTAAAAACCCTCCGTGCATTCCAACTGTTGAGTAGTCACTTTCGCCGTTAAAAGTCTTACCGCCTTGGCCTCCGACTATATAACCATAACCCATCAGGGCGGGGTCACCCAGCGCATCAGAACTTTCACCAGCTCCACGTTGTCCGGTTTGAGAGTTAGAACTATTAGACCTATACACGCCTACTGCCCCGCCGCCATACCAGCCGCCTTGACCACCAGTATTATTTACATCGCCATTAGATGCTGTCCCTCCCTGCCCGTTAGCATTCGTTGCAGGGCCAGTACCGCCGTTAGCGGTTAGCGTGGCTGACAGCCCTGTACCAGCAACTGTTGAGTTGCCTCCGTTGCTTGCAGTCGCGTTATTCGTAGAGCCTAATCCTCCTGAACCTATAACAACTGTAAAAGAGCCAGAGGTAGTGACAGCCAAAGAGTTCTTTTTGCAATACCCACCAGCACCACCACCGCCACCGCCAGTAGAGCCGACACCGCCGCCACCAGCGCCAATAACATGAATACAAATGTTTCCATCAACGGGTGGAACCCATGTTTGTGATTCAGTTAATGCTATGTTTACTGGTAGAGAACCACCGCCGCCACCTATAAAGTCTGTAAAATTACTCATGTCATTGCCCATCCTACTGTAGAGTTTGTATACATAAATTGAATTGAGAGGTACGCAGAATCTAATGTCATGTTAGATGCGCTACTCATAATGTTTGATCCGTTTCGCCCTACTACTGTGTCTGTGAAGTTACCTACAGTTATTAACACCCGTTGCCCTATAGAAGGAGAAGCAGGTAAAGTAATAGTTCGACTAGCCGTATCTACGTATACATGTGTGTTTACTGTAGCAGTTATGTTACTACTTGTAACTGTTGTGGTTATTCCTACAGCTATAGGGTCAGAAGCTATTGCGGCTGCTCCTACGGCATCATCTGCGATAGCGGCTGCAACTACTGCGTCGTCAGCGATCTTGGCGGCAGTAACTGCATCATCTGCTATCTTAGCCGTTGTAACCGCGCTATTTACTATCTTAGCCGTTGTGACGGTATTGTTATCAGGGGTACCTATACTTACGCTAACGCCCTGAGAAGCCATTACCTCGACAGCTACACCGTTTGCGGGAGCCGTACTAAAAGTAATAGTAGTTCCAGATACTGTGTAGTTGCTTTTAGACTGATACACACCGTCAAAGTAAGCGTCAGTGTTGTTCTCTACTGATTGAGATGACAGAGTAAACGCTGTTGTAGAGCCATTACCTGTAAACTGACTAAGGGAGAACGTAGTTGGAGCCTCTGCGGGGGCTACTGTAGCCGCTGTAACTTCGATAGCCGCATTGTTTGCTGGAGCGGCTGAGAACGTTATAACGTCGTTAGCAACGGAGTATGCCGTTTTGTTCTGGTAAACACCGTCAATATATACAAGCGTGTTAGCTTCTACTGGTGAAGAAGACATAGTAAAGGCAGTTGTAGAGCCATTACCTGTAAACTGATTAAGGAGTAACTCAGCAGCACCGCCGCCGATTTCGCCCCATTCTGTCGTGTAACCCTCAAACTTACCTAGCGTAGAGTTGTATCGAAACTGACCTGCGCCGTTTGCTGGTCGTTGAGCTGTAGTACCCACCGACACTTGGACTGCGGAAGTACCTGTAGCGGCTAGGGCAGTACCGGAAGCTGTACCTACTACAGAAATACCTGCGCTGTTTACATCCAGTCGTTTAGTACCGCCAGTAGTAACACTTACCGTATCAGCAGCGCCAAAGTAAATACCTGTGTTAGTGTCGCCAGTGTTTGTGAGAGAGGGTGCGCCCTCTGCACCGTCAGGTAGCACAAGCTCATCGTTAGTAGATACTACAATGTTCGTACCCCCCGTAGTGTTACCAAGGGCAAGGACTTCTGCTAATGTATCTGCGGCACCTACTTGAGAGTCTACATATGCTTTAATAGACTGTTGAGTGGCGAGAGATGTGGCGCTGTTTGACCCTAGATTGTCTTCGTCTAGTACCGCCGTTACTACAGTGCTAGTACCTAACTGTAAGGATGTTGTGCTAGTTAGTGCTTCGACTACGTTAGTTCCATCGCAGAACAAGAACATAGTGCGTCCGTTAGGGACAAGAATCCCCGAACCACCGGATGTTTTAAGCGTTACGCTCTGCCCAGTGGCATTCTTTACGATGTATATTTTAGTAGCTGTGGGGCATACTACAGTTCCTGCGCCAGTTAGCTGAGTACCTGTGTCGGTAAACTCTAGCATCGCACATCTTGATTCGGAAGTAGTCCCGTTTGCGCTGGTTAGCGTATGTGAGTTCCCAGACCACGTATTAATTACCGCACGGCCTGCGACAGCTTGCTCCACCATAGAGGTGATATTGTTATTTACTACATCACCCCAAGAACCACTAAGCTCGCCTTGAACTGGTAATGCAAGTTTAAGTATTGAAGTATATTGCGTTGTCATTTAATTGGCCTCATGCGGCTATTACGTTTGTCCAGTTAGGGTTCTGTGCGTCATTTACATTTCCCCAGCTTGGGTTCTGTGCGTCATTTACATTTCCCCAGCTTGGGTTCTGTGTGGTATTAACTAGCCCCCACATATTTATAGTACTTGTATATCCTACAGCAGAAACACCTGTTACTGATACTGTCTTAGGTATTCTAACATCTACAGTGCCTAGGGCTACAGTGCCCTCAACTCCTGTCACCGATACTGTCTGCCCGAAGGCTACAAACACAGTTCCTAATGAGGCCGTTCCCGCCAGCCCTGTAACAGGTACTACTTTAGGTAGTCTGGCTATCGCCGTACCTAATAAGACCGTTCCCACTACCCCTGTAGCTTCCGTTACTGCTTTAGCTTGTACCGTTGCTGTACCAGTTGAGGCTGTTCCCGCTAACCCCGTAACAGGCACTACTTTAGGTATTCTTACTATTACTGTGCCTAGTGAGGCCGTTCCCGATACTCCAGTAACCGCAAATGCTGCCTTACCTACTACTGCTACACTTCCTACGGCAGTAGTGCCTGTAAGTCCTGTTTCGATGACAACAGAGTCAGCATCGGTTGTAACAGTGCCCAGAGTAGCTGTGCCTACTACTCCAGTAACGGATACCGTAATACCCGCTAGTATAGTTACTGAGCCTACCGCTATGGTTCCTACTACTCCATCAGGTATTACTGCTGTTAAGTCAGTACCCCAAGAGGTTTGTCCCCACGCACCGTTACCCCATCCAGAGTATGTAACAGAAGACGGCATTCTTTAACGCCTTATGCTATGCGTACAATAGCGTTGGTAGCGTCGCCAGCAGGGAACTGCACTGTAAAGTCACCCGAAGTAGACGTTTTGTCTGCTCCAAAATCTAGTACCGCGACAGAGGGATTACCACCGCCTGATTTGTAGATAAGTGCGCCACGAGCAGTAATAGTAGCGTTAGGCCAGACAGCGTCACCAAAATCTAGGAAAGCTGTAGTACCACTGCCTCCATTTGTAGGATTCGTGCTTATGGTCAAGGAGTAGCCGCCAGTAGTGTACCCATTACCGTTAGCTATCTCGTTAGTTGTAGCGTAAGCGGTAGTGCTTGCGCCTAGTGTAGCACTGCTCGTATATAGTGCTATCTTAAAAGTTTGTCCTGTGTTACTACTAAAGTCCATCTCTCCGTCTAACAGAGCGATTTTAAAAGAAGTACACATTGCCTGCGATATAGCCATTTTTTAATTCCTCAAGTAACTGAAGTTCTGAATTGCCCAGAACGATATGCATCTTCACGTAATTTACCATCGCCAAGATTTTCTAACTGTTTCATAGCTAACAAATACATATTAGTATAGTTAGCCACTAGGTCTTGCTCGCCCTTCATAAAGCGTATTGCTTCTACTAACGCGCCGTTTAATAGCGCGGAGTCAAACTCTTCACCTAACCACGTAGTACTTGCCGTAACTATAGACTGCGGGTAGTACCCGTAGTGTAACTCCATACTGTATGCGGCATTTGGGGTTGGCCCTAAAATAAAAGAGTTGTCATCAAAATACGCGTAATGCTTGGGCGCTCCTGTACTTGCAGGGTTTGGGTACGCTTCTCGCATAAAATTAACGTCTTTGTTAAGCAAGAAAGTGTAGACCCCATTAGCGTCTATAACTGCTAGAGAGTAAGTCCACAAGAAATCAGATGGCGTACTTAGGTACTTATTACCGTTGGTTAGTACTCCAGTAACGTTTTTCCGCAGGGCAGGTATCTGAACTGAGTTATATATCTTTTGCTCTGCCTGCTGCGTGAACATAGCAAGTTGATCCGCCGTAAACGTAGTTTCGCAGATGTCTTGGATATTAGCTTTCAGTTCAGTGTAATTCATAAATTATGCCATCGGCCCGCGTGCGTACAAGCCTTTAGTCGCAGCTCCAGTACCACGAACCTTAACTTTTCCACCTTCTGCATAGCCGTCTTTTACCTTACCACCACTCTTCATCATCTTAAAGTCAGCGCCAGAAATCTTGCCGTCTTTGTTTTTGTCCATTTTAGACTGTTTGCCTTTAAGCATTATGGTATTACTCCCATTAAGTTGTTACTGTAACTTGTCCTATACTACCATTAATTAGTAGCGCGTTAGGAGTTAAACCGTAAGGGTCTACTCCTCTACCTACAGGACTCCATCCCCATTGTATGTCCCTACTACTAGTGACTCCCGCCTCTCCTAGGCTTTGATCTGGGCGAGGATTACGCAATGCTTGCGGATCGTGTACTGGAAACTCGCCTAACATGTTTTGAGGCTGATCTTCGTTCCAACACTCAGGACATGCTTTTATGTTAGTGTCTATGTTCTTTACAACCAGACTTTTTAGGTCTTTTAGTTTGTACTGAAACCCACACACATCGCATAAAGCAATGGCCTTCTTACTAGAGGCAAACTGCGCACCCATGTTTATACGTACCCTATACGCGGGACAAATCTAGCCGAAGTCTTTTCTCTATCTTCTCCTGCGGCCATCTGGAACTGTTCATCGTATACGGCTTTTAGCATTGGTACTCTGTCAACCATTTCGGGTAACTTCATAGCTATGTAATACGCTAGACCTGCTACTAAACACGGGAAGAACCTAAAGTTCATATCCGCTGTTTCTGCTCCGCTACCAGCGTCTTGTATACGACGCATACGCCAGTAATACAGCACGTAACCATTATTATCAGGGATAGGCCATACGTTAACTTTAGGAGCATCACGAAGACGCTCTATGTATAGCTGTATCGGCCTACCTTGTGTTAACTTGTTAGGTATAGACGCGTAAGTACTCACACTAATACGGCTTAGAGTAAGGTCAGTTTGAGTAGCCGCGTTACCGTTACCCGTACGTATCTGATGCTCTAATAAATCAATAGTATCTGCGGGTAAATCATAAGGAGTAGTCTGACCCTTCACTAAGTTAATAGTGCCGTCGTCGATAGTCCACATGTTAATACCACGGTTCTGCCACTCAATAGTTAGCAGGTTCATGGATCGTCTCGCAGTGCGAAGATCGTACCCAGAACGCATCTCACGACCTGCACGTTCAAACGCTTCTTCTGCGATCTCCGTGAAATCCATGTCAAATGCTGTAGTGCCTGATGTAGCCATTATTTACCCCACCCCGATTTAGCTTTGACCTTAGCTTTCTTGGACAAATCTCCATAGTGGAACAACTTTACGCTAGTCTTGCTATGGGTTTTGCCTGTGTGAAGACTACCATCAGCCATCTTATGTAGACCGCCCTTATGCTCTTTTCCGTCTTTTTTGTAGTGCTTAACGCCCATACCCATTATTTCTTTCTCCGCTTAGTAGCTGATACTCGCCTAGGCTTACCTGCTGGCTGTCCTAGTCTTTTCTTCTCTGCTACTTTTTTTGCTTTCTCGGCGCTAGACATCTCGCCAGAAGTCTTAGGAGTCTTTTCAGATACTCTCTTAGAAGGACGGCAATAGGGAGTACCACGGCCATCTCCTTTCTTTCTGCCACAAGCCTTACCAGTACGCACGTCTTTCCAGTCCTCTTGAAACCAACGCTTTAACGAGGCTCCTTTGGCTGTCTTACGTATCTTACCGCCAGACTTGTAGTACGCACGCATTACTTACCAGCCTTTTTCTTCCGGCACTTAGCAATAGCTCCCGACGCATATGCTGACGGGAACACCTTATATTGCTTCTTGACCTTCTTATAGCACGCGTCTTTTACAGTGCCCCCTTCTTTCATCTTTCGGGGTTTACTGCCACAACCGCAATCGCTCTTCTTGTAGTAGCGTCGCATTACGCACCTTTCATTTTGACCATCTTACAAACTCTACCGCCACGAGCCATACCGCAGCCACGAACCTTACCGCCAGCTTTATACTTCTTAGCCATACCACCAGCCATCATTTTCTTATCGGGTTTCTTCATAACTTCCCTAGCTTTTTTCTCTTGGGGAGTCATATTCAGGTTCTGCATCATAGCTTCTTTCTTACGGGCGGCTTTTTGCTCGGGAGTCATCTTATCAAACTCTTCTTTAGAAGGTACTTTTGGGGTCTTCATATCATCCATCGTGCTATTCTCCTAACATTTCCATCGTTTCCTAGCTTGCCGTAACCTTGAATTAGGGTCTTTAGCCGCTTTAGGAAACTTTTTCATTTGTCCAGCGGAACGAGCGCAGTAAGACTTACGCCTACTTGCCCGCTTGCCAGTTGGTTTATCCTCGGTAACCGCAGTCTTTAACTTAGAGCCGGGATTATTCTTCCTGTACTTAGCTACACCTTTAGCGGTCATACCCGCGCCGGATTTAGTAGAGCGTTTATCGCCACTACTGATGGACATACCTTTCATGCCCACTCCGCCGCCTTTCTTGTAGTACCTACGCATTAACTATAGAACACTGTAATAGCGGTGATATTGGTAAAAGCAGTAATATAAACATCATCCTGAAAGCGCACCCCATAGTCGGGTATGTTAACGGAATGAGAGTCATTTGCCTCAAAGTCAATATCTAATAGAGTGGCTCCGCCGTTACCGTTGGTAATAGTAAGTCGCCCCGCACCAGAGTTGTTAGTCAGCACTTGTACTTGTCTTACTCGCGCTGGCCCTACACCTACCGAGCCTGCGCCAGTAATCCGCTTTGCGGAAACATCAGAACTAGACATAGATGCCTCCTATTAAGAAAGAGCCGCGCCTACAGCGGTTACCCAAGCAGCGCCAGTATTAATCACGATGCAGTATTCGTTGTTACCGCCACCGTTATCGCTGACCATGTATGCAGTGCCTACAGCAACGTCAGCAAAAGCTGGCAGATTAGCGGTAGTTACTACAGGGATTTGAAAGCCATTATCCGAACGGACTGGGCCTGAAAAAGTGGTTTTAGCCATTATAAAGTTCTCACATGTGAGTTAAGGAGAATCTGTCTACATGTCGTCAGTCGGGTCTGTCAGATTCACCGGATTGTTTCCCGATATAGCAGAACATATCACAGTGTGTGTATTTAAGTCAACAATAAAAAAGGGGGCCGAAGCCCCCTTAGTACAGCATGTTACTACGCTGTTAAGCGCCGGGCGATCCGAAGATGCCCAGAGGATCAGATACGCCAAACGAGTAGCGTTCACGAGCCTTGTAGCGGCTGTTACCAGTATCGAAATCAGCATCCATAGAGGTAGCCATTGGGCTACGTACGAAGTGCTTCAAACCATTTGGTACATCAGTCATCATAAACCAAGCGTCAGTGTCAGTCAGGTAGTGATTGACTGCATACCCGCCGGGTACAGCGCCGTTGCTCATAATGGCGTTGATGTCGTTGTCAGCAGTTCCTACACGACCTTCAGTCTCAAGCAAACGAGTTGCAACAAACTGTAAGGAAGGTGGGATAACTAGCTTCTTAGGCTTGGCCGCGATCAGAAGACCACGCTCATCAGTGTAGCCTGCTACCTGAATGATAGACGCTTCCAAAGAAGTTTCGTTAAGGTCAGCCGCAACAGCAGGGCGGTTGGAGTTGTTACCACCGCTAACCAACGGGTGAGTAGTAGAACATAGAGTCTGTCCATCACCGTAAGTGCTGCCAGCAGCAAAAGCATTGTTCAGGATGTCCGCTGCTTTAACCTGCTTAGTGTACGCCATAGCGCGAGCCAATGCTTTGGTATAACGAGATGACAGAGAGTCATACAAGTTATCTTCAATCGCTTCTTCAGTGATTGAGAAACCCATTGCAACGGTTTCGTGCGTGTAACGTGCAGTCCATGCTTCTTGAGCATTGTCATACTCAATTGCAGAACCTTCCGCCTTAGTTGGGGCAGAGCCAAAACCAGACAGTTTAGTTTCTTCCTCGAAGGAACGATCAGAGGTTTCAGTCTCGAAAATCTCTTTATGCTCTTCGCCGTATTTCGCGTACTCCAGACCGAATAATGCGTTTAGTCCGGGGAGTAGCTCTTTGAGTAATTGACTTCTTGAAATAGCCATCTAGTTATTCTCCTACGATGCCGGTACCCATTTGATGGTACGGTAGGTTAAATTTAACCAAGACATCAGTCTTAGCGTCGCCAATAGCAGAACCAGTTTTAGTTACAAAACCAATTACTTTGAACGCCTTAGTTGCAGTCGCAGTAGTAGCGTCGATTGCAATGTTAGACTTGCCAGTGGCAGTGTTTACAGAAGTTGTAGCGTTCTGTGCGCCAGTTAGAGGAGCATTGTGGCCAAGAGCAGTCTGAGCAATAGCGCCGTCAGCTTGTACTTGGAAAGTTACACTCGGATCAGTTACTACATAAGCAGTAGCGTTAGCAGTGCCTGAAGGGTAGTACTGAGCAAAGATCAACTGACCTTCAGCATTGATGTATTCACAACCAACAAACACACCTAGAGCACCGATACCGTTGCCGCCAAGATTGTTAGTAGTTGCGTCTGCGCCAGTGCCAGAAGCTAGTTGTACGTATCCTGCGTTTAGTTCAACAATAGAACCATAGCCGATGTTTTGAGCTACGCCAGCAGGAGTAATAAGAAAAGCGTCACGGGCACCAGCATAAGGTGTACCGTCAGCTTTACGTACGGGAACAAACCCGTATGGAGAGGCTGTAGTTGCCATTTATTTCACCTATTAAATTAGTTTAAGTTCCGTTACCAAAGGTAACTTTTGACCTACGGTCGTTAAATAACGGCATCCGTGGGTCGTTCTCTCGCATTAGGCTGTTGTCTACAGATTGCATTTGCGCCTTACTCTGATCTCTGTAGTACGTATTGCGCTCGTCAACCATTTCGACAGGAGCTTTACATAGCATTAGACCGCCGATTATCAAGTTGTCTTTGAACTTTTCGTTCTCAATAGACACAAGAGTAATCTCTGGGTGATCCGATGCTTTTACTGGCTCCCAACCTTCGCGTAATTTGGAGGATACGTTAGTGGCATCAACAGTGCCTTGCGTGCTTACACGAATCCAGCGAAATGCATAGCCCGGCTCGGGTGTAGGAGAAGGTAATACTTCTGGCCTAGTCCAAGCTGCTTTGCGGGCCGTTTTTTCACGGGTTACTTCTTCACGTTTAATTCTGTTCTCAGCCATCATACTTTCCTCATCTCTTCTGCAACCTTTTTGGCGTATAAATCAAGGGGTACTCCAAGTTTCTTAGCGATAGCCACCTGTGTTTGCGTTAACCTAATTTTCTTAGGTGCTGTGCTCCGCGTAGCGGGTGCAACCACATTAGACTGCTTTTTGCTTGGTTTCTCCTCTAATTCTTCAATTTCCCCAAATTCTTCAGGGAAGGTATTTCGCATACGAGCATTAATAGTCTCGTAGTATTCATCACTAGTGGTGTCCACACCTTGCTTAACCAGCTTACTGTGTACACCCATAGCATAAGCTGTCATCTCGTCATCTGAACCAAACCAAGAATTTTCATTTGCCCATTCGGACGCTTTGGTATCTGGTTGAATCGGAGCTTCTTGAGGTATTTGTACAGGAACTTCAGCTTCTTGTAAAGGTTCGGGGCTAAAATCACCTAACTTATCGGCCTTTATCTTGGCATTGGTTATCTTTTCTTGCGCCTCGACCAATTTATCTGCGTCTCCAGCCTCATACGCCATCTTGTATGCGCGTTTAGCGGAAAGCATTTCAATTGCTGAGTTTTTCTTAGCTTGCTCTAGTAAAGCTGCTTGGTTCTTCTCTACGCTATTTTTTAACTTGCTATTTTCTTCTACAAGAGATTTAGCGTAGTTTTCAAACTCCACTCGCTCACGGTGCGCTGCTTCTTTAGCGCGTCTTTCATCGTGATACCCTTTACTAAAGTGCTGGATTCTTTTACGCACCTTATCCGAGTAGTCTTCTAACTCTTCATCAGTAAGGTCTTCAGGAGGCTTAGATGCTTTGCGGCCTCTGTCTGCTTTAGGCGTGTCGTCTACAACTTCGACTTCAACTTCTTTTTCCTGCTTGACAGGCTCTGGCTCTGACTCAGGGGTTGACTTGCCAGATATATCAATCTCTATAGCACTAGAGTCTTCTATTTCGATACCTTTGTCCTCTTGATCGTCAGGGAAGGTATACTCAACTTTTTGAAATCCCATTATTTACTCCTCACACTCGTGTAACGCCACGAGGATCGCTTACTACTGCTTCAATTGAGTCATCATTCATTAAACGATACTCAACACCACCTACTTTAAAACGCGTGCCAGTATTGGCACGGAACATTACGTAGTCCCCAGACTTACACCAAGCTCCGGTAGGGAAACGAGTGTTGTCAGAATACGCTTGATCTCCCATGTCGAGCACAAGCCCTATGGTAGACATGATGTATTCGTTGTGAATTTCCTTACTAGACTTGATTATGCCACTTTCACCATACGTATCTTCTACTTCCGGCATGGCTACTAGGACACGATACCCTACAGGAGTGGGGATTTGGTGCTCTAGTTCTTCTTCGTTCTCTGCTTCTTTTGGTACTATTGTTAGATCAGTCATTGTCGTCTTCCAAATAATTACGCGAGAGGTCATTTGTATGATTAAGACAGGAAGTGAGACCTCGTAGCATTCCTGTTATTTCTTTGTATTGGGCGAAGTCTTTAGCTCCTCCATTACCTAGAAATTCTTGTGCAGAAGAGATGTCCTCTTCGATTTTGTTTCGTAGCACGTCAAAGACGGTTTTAGCCATGATTTATTCCTTCGGTTTGTTTTTGGCCTCTCTTAGTAAGTCGAGGTCAAGTTTGGTATTAGCTGTCCTTCTGTCGGCAGCTAGTTTAGCGCCCGCTTTCTGGGCATCTATCTGTAACTCTTGCCTTTCGATTTCGAGTTGTTGTTGGTCTACTGCTACATCAGCTTGATCTTTCTGCACTTTACGCTGCAATTCAGCCTGCTTGAGCTGCGCATCGGCTTGGTCTTTCTGAGCCTTACGCTGCACTTCTTGCTGTTTAACCTGTAGCTCCGCTTGCTGTAACTGTATTATGGGGTCTTGCTGCTGCTGCTGTGCCGCTTTCTGCGCTGCTTGTTGCTGATGCTGTTGCGTAAGCTGCTTACCACCCTCAGATATGAGGCGCGACAACTGAACTTCGATCTCTTCAGGCAGCTCTTCGTTTGGTGGGGGTAGTGCCACACCGAGCTTCTCTTCCATCTGTTTGCGGTATCTGAACCCTAGGTGCTCTGCTATGTGCGCTTGTAGCGACGCCATGATTTGTTGTGCTTGAGGGTTCTGACCAATGGTTTGAGCGATCATTGGGTCTTGCATAAACGACTGGTGCGCCGCTATGTGAGCTTCGTGGTCTTGAGTTAGGAACGCTTTTATGGGGGTACCTGTTAGCGCGTTCATGTTTTCGCTTACGGGATCAGTAGGTCTCACGTCATCTTCCGTAGGTACTAACTTGTCGGCGTTCTTTACGCCGAGCACTTCAATCATCTGACGATGTAATTGAGGTAGGTTGTATATCTGAGGTGCCTGTTGCGACATCTGCAACACGGCTTGATACTGCACGACTCGTTGAGCCATTGTAGAGCTGTTAGGGTCACTAACAGGGATAACGTCTACCATAGCGTAGTCCGCTTGACGTGCAGCTACTTCGCCTCTATTAGGCTGGTAATCGTATTCTACTGACGCTTCTTCGGCCATTATAGCTTTGAGCATCTTAAACTCTAGCTTCATAGCGTAATGAACGCGTGCCTGTACTGCGGCCATTGGTTTTAGCGTCCGCTCTAGCAGTGCTAGGGTAGTACCTACTGGGGCGTTAGCCGACATGTCAGATATATTCATGTCACTAATAGCGCCTAGCCTACGGCCTTCAGTAGTAATTTGGTTAAGCAGGGCTAGCAAAGTTTGGCTAGGCTCTTTATAAGGCAAAGGCATAATGTTTTCTCTTATGCTACCTGATGGCACGTCTACATCCTTAAACTCGCCCGGTTCTATGGGGGTATCGTCACCCTTAATCCGTAGACCACGAGACTTCAGACCCCCCGGAAGATTAGACAGCGTACCAGCGTCTACCAATTGACGTATTATAGATGTTCCTGCTTTAGCGTACCCTCCTACTATATGTATGAGTCCGAGGCCGTAGAAGCCAAATCCGGGCACATATACGTAATGTACGAAATGCTGACGCTTTAGAGTGAGCATGTCATCTTCGTTCCAGTTACGACGGATAGCCAGTATCTCTTCAGTACCACGCTCTATAGTAACGATGTAGGGTTTTGCAATACCGTCTTCATCATCCACTCCCTCAATGATAAGGTCTGCATGAATCTCGTATATAGTGTAGCGATCATCATCAGTGATGTCGTATCCACCTTCTTCCGCCTTCTTCTCTTCGATGTCGGTGTGGAAGGGACGAGGCTCTCCTAGTTCTACTCCTGCGTAGAAACCGCTAACCTGTAACTTCATTACTTCGTTTTTAGTCTTACGCATTACATGGGTAACACGCTCGGCAGATTCTATGTTAGATGCTCCATAAGGCACGATAACGTCTTCTGCCGGAATATAGATAGCAGCCTGTCTACCCATATTGGGGTCAAAGTAAACCTTCTTAAAGGCCGATCCTGCAAGTCCTAGGCTATACAGCATTCTTTCGTGCTCTGGACGATACTCCACCATGTTCTCTGTAAGCTCATAGTTCATGTCCGCTTTTACACGTTCTGCTGCTTCTAACTTCTCTTTAGTCTCTTTACCTAGAACCTTTACCTTTACCGGCCCTTGAGCAGGAAAAGTCTCACTCATGGTCTCTGCTTGGAACCGTATAGCTGCTTCGGCTAGGACGGTAGAGTTCACGCCACATGCGCCCTGCCAAGGAGTAGTACGCTCTTCGTACTTAAATCCTAGGATGTCTAGTCCTTTGACGTAGGTATCTGCCCAGTCTTTACGGCTGTCAACGTCCGCGTCTACCATACCTATTAACTCACCTGATAACTCGTTTAGGAGTCCTTCGTCAAGTGCGTCCACTAGGTTGGCATCAAACGCCATTAGATCGGTCTCGTTGGCATCGGGGATTAGTGTAATCTCCATACTACCGTCGGATAGAGTTACCATCTCAGGATCGACTATCTCAATAGACAAGTCCGCTTCCATGTCCGCTTCTTCTACTTCTACGTCTTCTATGCTTTCTGGTGCCGCGTAGATACCTTTCTCAATTGCCATTTTGTAACCTCTTATTTTTTCTTATCAGACTTATAATCGTAAGCCTTACCAAGTTTTTTAGCTTCTTTGGGGTCTGTAGGAATACTTCCAGAACCATAGTTTGTTAGGTGGTATTTACCGTTAGCAGTTTTACCTACTATTCTTTTACCTTTTGGGCCTTTCTTACCATAGTAATTTTTCATCAATAGAACCCGCTACCGCGATGTTTAAAGTATTTAATTTCTTCTGGCTCATCAGTTGGTAGTCGTATAAATCCGCCTTGTCTGAACCGCATAAGTGCCATAACTGTGGAATCCACTAGATCGTCATGGCTCATAAAGGGAAACCCAGCGATCTCTTCTACTACTTCCTCTGCCCACCTAGTCTGTGGAACCCACACTAGTCCAGACTGCACGATGTCTGACACAGAGTTTAAGCGTGCTAACTTGTCACCAGAGCCTCTATGAGGTGTGTACTCTTGCACGAGCAATCCCATACGTCGCATTTCTTGATACAACGCCACACCAGAACTCTTCTTCTCTACTATAAAAGCGTCCGGTTCCCACTCCGTGTATTGATCCATAGCTAATTCTTTCAGCTCATGGAACTCCATACGCTCTTTTATGCTATTAAGCAAGATTATATTATACGCTGAAGTCTCCTCATTAAGGAACACTCCCCACGTAGTAAGTGCAGTATAGTCAGCACGGTTGTGTTTTTCTGCTGCGGAGTCCAAGGACATGATTATATATTCGCAGGCGGGGGGTCGTTCTTGATCCCACTCGTTCCACCACTCCCGTTTGACCAGTGCGGCCTCTTCAGCAGTGGGTTGTTGCTGATACTGGGCGTTCCACTGGAACGTAGGCATTGACGCCTTGGTACGTAGTAACGCCTCAAGGTCAAAGAACTCTGGCCACAGCGGTTTCTGTATGGGTTTACCTGTGTCTTTGTCGTCCACATCTAATATAGCGGGGAACTCTATGACCTCATACTGGTCAGCTCGCTCGTTCTGGGCCATATCCTTTACAACACGCCCTGTCAGGTCGTCCATATGCCACCGTGTCTGGATAATAGCCACACTACCCCCCGGCATTAGGCGCGTACGGGCGCCGAACGTGAACCACTCGTATGCCTTCTCAAAGACAATAAAGTTACCGTTAATCACGTCTTGCTCAGAGTGAGGGTCATCTACAAGTAGTAAATGCGCACCACGGCCCGCTAGAGCCGAACCAACACCACACGCGTAATACTCCCCACCCATGCTCGTACTCCAGCGTCCGGCTGATTTAGAGTCACTGGCGAGCTTTACTGTTGGGAAGATGTCTGCGTAGGCGTCACTAGCAATTATGTTTCGTACTTTACGTCCGAAGTCTACCGCTAAGTCAGTGGTGTGAGACACCATCATCACCTTCTTGTTAGGATTACGCCCTAGATACCACGCAGGGTAGAATATGGATACAAGCTGGGACTTACCATGACGAGGCGGTATGTTTACACACGCCCTGTCTTTATCTCCTCGCTCGATGGCCATTAGAAGGTCGGCCAACATGCGGTGATGCTTCCCAACTAGGTAGTCAGGCTGCATAAGTTTACAAAATTCTATTAAGTCGTCGTGTGCGGCCTTTACTGTACGCCGTTTGTCTAACTCATCGACAAGTCTCTCTATCTCCACCACCTCGTCAGTGCTGAACTCGTCTATGTTATCCAACATATGCTGGATTTCTTCTTGGGTAAACGCTTCGGAGGTGCTATTCACTCCCTTCTAACCCCAATTCTGTGTCTACATCCACAATTACTCCATCTAAAACAACTTCTTCAGGTGGATTTACCAGTTTTTCTAGCTTCTTACGCAGTTTTGCCTTCAAATCATCTGTTGACTGGTGTGTAACGGTAACTTCTGACTTCTCTGCGAACAGTCCTACGTCCGAAATCTTACCCAGTAACTCCAACGCTCGGATACGGACGCGTGGGTCGGGGTTCTCTGTCTCTAATATTAGCTTGTTCGTTACTAAGTGACGCACAGAAACGGCTGACTCCACTACAGAGGCACCAAATTCCGTGAGTATGTTGCCTGTAAGCACCAGTGAGGCTGGGGTCAGGTTAGCCATACGTTTGTTTGTTGCTTTCTTAGACGTTTTTTCAGGGTCGTCTGCATACGCTATGGCAAGTTTAGCCGCCACGTCTTCATCTTCTTTGCTGGGTCTAAGTTCTAACCCGTGTTCTGCTAGCTCTAAGGCCGTCGTCTTCGCTGCTTGCGTGCGAACGTTCAAGTCCACCGCAGGATCGTCATCAAATAGCGGAACCCCTGTCTCGGGTTCGAGTTTAATCGTCATATTGTAGTCGCAGGTTGTTAAACCGGAGTGTCTTTGTACCATACTTGTTTACACAAGACAAGAAACAGTTACATACCATATGTGGTATGCCGTACATGACTACTATACATTTCTCAACATACCGATATCTGCATACAATAGCGCCTCTTTCAACCCCCTGCTTATCTGAGGTTACTTTGTGCTTGGTTTTACTGTATTTATTGTTTCGGCGTGTTTTGTCGTTGTTGTAGGGCTTGGTGTTATTGCCCTAGAGGATGGTCTTCCCTTCTAAAATTACGGAGGAGGTCTAGTCCCTCTTTCTCTGTCTCTTCTGTGAACTTGTTGGGGTGTATCTGTAAACCTTCCTTGCGCCCCAATTTCCTAGTAGGCATAACCAATACCTTCTGAATGTCTAAAGCAATGAACATATAGAAGTCCGCTATCTTTGTCGTACGTAAGTTGTAAGAGTATCTAGGGTAAGTACGTTTACCTCTTCTTATTAAGGTTGTGTTAGCGGCTTTTATTTGTAGGGTAAACATGTCCTCATTATACGACTGACACCATAGGTCTACGCCGGAACGGTCTACGTGGTGGCACTCTATGCCATACTTCTCTAATGCATACATGGCGAAAAACTCGCCTATCCTCCCTGTATGCCCCGTGTTATCTATCCTATCCTTTATATTACTCACGCCTTGCCTATACATTACCTAGCGAACGTACACCGTACAGTATAAAAAATTTTTTACAAGGGGACGGAAAAAGAGGTGGGGGGTGTTCCTATATAGAGGGGGTAGGGGTACCGAACTCAAAAAATAACGATTTATTTGTGGAAATTAGTAATATATAGAGCGGTGGGACTCCGTTCTGACAGCGCGGGTCATGGGGGCGGGGTAGGTATCGGATTCTGGCGATTCGTGGGTAAACCTACCAGACCGTCAATTGTTATAACATATGTTATAACTTTATAAGCTATCTATTGTAAACACATCAAAACCTGTTAATATGTGAACCATCAAAGCCAATACTGGTTTGATACGGTTAACGCGGCGCCGATACAAGTCCGCGCATTCTATAGGTAACAAAGTTATGTCAAATGTAAATGAAGCAAAAGCATTACCAAAGCGATTCACCCCAGCAGTTGAGAAGGCGATAACTGGGCACGCTAAGGCAACGGAGGCCTACGGGCTTAAAACAGTAACTACTGTTGATACGCTGAGAGCGGCAGGCATTATGTCTACTGATTTCATCAGCCCGAAAACTGAGGGATCAACAGCAACCCCTGAGTTGAACGCGGCATTCAAGGCGGCGATCATCAAGGGACTATCAGCGGCCAAGCGCAAACTACTGGCCACCCCCGCCAAGTCACTGTCTGACAGTGATAAGGCCAAGCGCAAAATAGTCCAGCAGTCTATCGGTGCATATATGGGCGCATTCAAGCGCGATCTATTTGCAAGGGAGCCTGAGGGCATAGCCAAAGCCAAAGCCAAGAAGGAATCCGGTAGGGCGGCACAGCAGCCCACCGGCCAAGCTAAGGCGGCGGGTTCAGCGGCCAAGGTACTGGAGTCAATACAACAGGCGGCCAAAAGAGCGCAGGCAATTGAGGCGCCGGAGTTTGATGTAGTGGCACTGGTTGATCTGTTAGCTAAGGCTCAACAGATTGTAGTTAAACACTAATCACCCACGGCCAAGGATGGCCACTCTCACTGGAGTAAGTTATGACACGCAATGAAATCACTGATGCAATACTGGCCGCGCTGGTCACAATAGTTTTACTCCCTGCTGGCGCTGTTCTACTCACAATCCTCTGGGTACTGATACAAGGATAACCATTATGAAAAATCAAAAATTGTTAAACCTGCTACAAGCCGACGCGGTTGATTACTATCTCCGTCAAGGGCACTCAATTGAAACCGCCCGATATATGGCCACCTATAAGGTAAGGCAGCATACTGTTGAGACAGTCGAGGCCGACTGGTTAGCATTTGAGCAGGGCACTCCAGACTGTGACCTATATGATGATCCAGACCTTTTACTTTGACCTCCAGCCTCACCTTCGGGTGGGGCTTTTTTTTCGCCCGAGAAAAATCGGCTGATACC